AGGTTGCGTTGTGCATAATTACGTTCATCTCAGGTACAGACAACTGCTTCTTGAGCCAGCGCATGGTGAACTTTGGATCTAGGTTGTGTGAGTTCTCGTGTCGGATAGGAAAGTACCCTTGGTATTCACCCGCTGCCACAGCAATCCCTATTATGTGACCGTCCTTACGGGCCCACCCAGGACCAAGGGTCTTGATGTTAGGGTCGTAGGTCTCCAGATCAACGGCGACCTCCCTGTATCCGGTTAGGTCTGGGTATTCTGTTGGGATGTTCCAGTCTTGATCTATTAGATCCAGTTCGTTCTTGATCTGGTGATGCAGGGCGCTGCCAAATAAATTACTTTGCATTCTTCGCTCTCATTCTATCGATGATCTCCGAAACACTGGCCTTGTCCCGAGCCGTGTGCTCTGCTCCCAAGGCACTATACCCACACTTATCCACCCACGAATCCTGATGATCGATGTTCTCAACGAGCCTCGCGCTCTTTACCCAGTCCATCATCAACGCAACATGCGACGGGGTCAGGTGACCGTGGCTCTTTAATGCGCCGCTGATAATAATATTCCAGCCTGAAGCGATGCGGCTGTGGTTATCGTATGCATCTCCGTAGTCCTGGGCCCTCTGCCCGTTGATCAACTCTTTGGCTGTGTCTAAGACTTCATCACGTTTCATAGCGTGTACCTGTATTTGTTGTTGCTCTGTAGAATGTACAACGTGTGCCGTGCTCTGGTTATCCCAACATAGAACGCTCGATGCTCATCGTCTGGATGGTCACTGTTCACACACGCTGCGGTGGACGCCGTATATACGACGCAGTTATCATCTTCCCCGCCCTTCATAGCATGGAAGGTAGACAGTTTGATACGTGGCTCTGATAGTAGATCGTCTCCTCTTCGCATCATAGCCGCAATATACTCTTTCTCGGCCTTGCCAATCCGCAACACCTCCGACGCAGACTGATCTGCCCCGACCAACAAGCCATGTTCTTTTTGCAGTTGCTCCATGGTGAGCTCCGAATCAGGAGCTAATGTATCTAACATCTGTGTGGATCCCCGCTTAACAACAGCGTTCTGCCCCTGCTTTGGGACAGATGAGTAGAAGTCCTTGATCCTTTGTAACGACACCGTCTTGTCAGCGCAAAGATCCTGCCAAGTAAATATGTTTGAAACCAAGGTAGCCGACACACTAGGCCGTCCCTTGATTGAATACTTAAACCCTAGTTTCTTTATGTGCTCTGCCAAGTCAATGACATAGCTGTTGGTCCGAGCCATGATGGTCCACGATCCCTCGTACAAGGGGATATCATCCAAGTGATAGACAAACTCCACCACCCCCTCCTCGTCCCTGGGCTCAAACTCTTTCTCGTGCCGTTCGGATATACGTTCGGATATGTCGTTCGCCAAACGATGCACGGCCTTGGGAATACGGTAGGATTTCTCCAGAACTTTTACCTTATCCGTACTCTTGTTAAACAGTTCGACCTCTACACCTGTCCACCTGTGGATAGCTTGGTCATCATCTCCCGCAATAAAAACCTGATCGGCATTGTCCGCTATCTTCTCAGCCATCTGCCATTGCAGCGGAGTAAAGTCTTGAGCCTCGTCGATAAACATGAAGTCCAAGTTCGGCACCTCTCCCAACGGTATGTACTTCTCAATCATATCCACGAAGTCGTACTTGTTAGTCGCCGACTTGTACTCTTCGATCTGCTTGGATAACTGCACAAGCTTCGGGAAAAACAAATCACGGTCACCCGCATCATTGAACTCACGGTCCAGATCAACCATGCGCAGCCGCGCTCGGTTTTCCAGTTGCAGATATTTGGACCCTGATCCTCCAATCGTAGGTAGGGACAAGCCGTCCTCTAGGGACATCCGCATCTTGCCCTCAAACGTCAGTCCAATCTCACGCCCGATGTTGTCGTAGTCCTCTTTGTTCATGATATCTTGAGGCTGCAACCCCAGACCGTGGAACCCGAACGAGTGACTGGTCTTCATGTAAGGAAAGTTCTTCGGCTCCAAGTTAAACTCTGCACAAGCTCTCTCCACCATTTCTTCAATGGCCTTGCGGGTAAATGAGATCACCCCAATCCTTGATGGATGAGTGCCGTTATCCAACGCCTCCTTGATTCTCTGGATTAAATAGTAGGTCTTGCCCGTCCCTGGTGGACCCAGAACCAGCTGCGCTTTCGGTATCATAATGCTTTTCCCCTAGGTCTGGTGTTCACCCAGTCCTCAACCTCGGACAAAACCCATCGGCTCGATGACCTCCTGTTTGTCTCGTCCCCTAAAACGATTGGTTTCGGAAAATCCTCATGTGTTTGGGCCAGCTTATAGACGTAGGATCGAGACACACCCAGTAGGTCCGCAACCTCTCCTATCCTAAGTAGTCGATTAGAATGGGATGTCATTTGAAATCTCCTTAACAGGCAATTCGGTTTCATCTTCTTGGAAGGCTGGGACATACCAACATCGGAGGGTTGTCCGCCTCCCTTTGGCTTTCACTATATTTTGCACTCCACTGTCGCCGCCCATGTCCCGTATCATCTGGATGATTTGAGCTCGGGTCTGACCAACAAACCTGCGGTGGTGCAGAAACTCCAACAGGCCTTCCAACTTAAACTTCGTCACACCACCATCGGTCCACGGCTTATTCATCTCAATCTCTTCGGGGGCCATGGCACGAATGTGACTGGTGCAATAGGAGAACAGGTGCTCTTTGAACTGACCCGCAATCGTTTCCTCATACGGAACATCGATGTACGTTGCTTGGCTCATCAAACCGTTGACCATCTTCTGCCAATTCTGTGGTTTGGTGGTCGGCGGCATGAAGTTGCATTGCTCCATACATGCTCTCTGCCAGAGCGTCTGGTTCTGTAGCTGCTCCGAACTCAACTGAATCCGTAGTCCGTTTACATCCATGAAGTACAACCGCGGCTCCGACAACATGATCGTCAACCCACCGACCTGTGGTGCATCGGGAGAGTCATCGGTGATACCATGCTTTGCAACCACACAAAGAGATGGGTCACAGTAGGACTTGAACGGCTCGTCTTTACAGGTATACCCCCAGTCCTTCTTGTCATGCTGCTTGATCACAGTCAGCACCTCTGAGGATGGAAGGGGCGGAGAGAATAACGTGCGGTTGTATTCTTCCAGGGAAGCTTGCCAACTATCCGGAAACTTCTTCTTGCAGTACACACCCATAAAGAACAGCAGCTTGTTCCTGGGTTCGCTCTGTGGTCCATCGGAGAAAATGTTGCGGATGCATGGGGGACCATCAGAGAAATGCTTACGCGTTTGCGTTGTAGATCTTATGGCTTCCAGATCGGACAGGTTTACCCTGGCTTTATTCGCCGCAACTAAGAACTCATCGAGTTCCATGGACTCTGTCTTCCGGTCGTAGCAAAACCGTTGCGGGGTTTCTGCATCAAAGTATGGCATGTTTATGAAGTTGCCCACGTCTCCTCGCTCTACGATGATTGAGTCCTGCTTGGGGAATATCTCTGCTCCGCTGTGACCCAGCATAATCGCCATCTCTGTCAGATACTCTCTAGCTACAGACGCTTGCTCCCACTCTTTAAGGAATAGATACAGGTGGGCGCCGCCGGACTTGGACCTACACTGAAGCAGCGGAAGCTTTAGCTTTTGGATCCTGTCTTGTAATTCTTTTTGATTTAAATCGTACACATCAATGTCGATAGCCCCGAACCGACACGCGTTGTCCTCGTTGATAGGGATCGCGCCAACACCCTGCTTCCCATCGATGTGATCTTGTACAAGCTTCTCGGTCAGAGGCTCTCGGATAATCTTACTTTTTGAATCTGCTTTTCCATTGCGACCCACTCTCCCAACAGAGGTGGTGCCATGCGCGTTCTTTGCGCCTGCAAAAACGGCAAGCAACTTCTTTGCCTGTGACATTTACTGCTCCTCACGTTGAAGTCGAGGACGGCGAACAGACCCAGCCGCCGTCCTCTAGGCTACTTAAAACGGGATTTCGTCCTCATCAGGAACTACTACATCCACGTTTCTGCCAGAAGTACTGTCACGGGAGGAGGAGTCTCCCTCTTCTGGCGCAGCCTTTACTTCGCCCGCAGCGATACTCTCGCGGAAGGCTTTTGCCTCAAGCATAAGATCGCGGTTCTGAACCAACCCAACCTTTTCAATATGGTAGTTGAACCACGTACCTTGGTCATTGCTCTCCTCAACAGTGGTAAACTTCCACTGAGTGGCAAACAACGGAGGCAAAACCATCTGCCCTGTCTTTGGGTGCTTGATCTTTTGCATCGCAATCTGGGTCTTCCAACGACGGCTGACCTTCAACTGGCTAGACTTCATGTCGATCACAACAGGTTGTGTGATCCCGTCCTCACCAATCACCAAGCAGAAGTGCTGATCCGACTTGACCAACTCGTTGCCGTTAGGAAGAATTTCCTTGGCCCCTGATCGTGTAGTCTTTTGCAAGACAGGGTCAGTTGCATCGATGTATCCTTGGAATCCTCCACCTTGGTCACGCGGAATAAACTCCAAATACTTGACGGTCTGGAAGCAAGGCACAACAACGATGCCCTTCTCCCCTGTGAACAGTTCCATGGTGACGTTGTTAAACATATCACCCTGCTCTGACCCCTGAATGTAATCAGATTCACGCTTCTTGAGCTGGGGGGACATTGCTTGCAGGATACGAACGAACGGTATCTGCATCTCGGAACTGTCAAAGGACGCGCCTTCACCAGCAAACTCTAGGATGTCGTCCATGACATCTGTGCTTAACTCTGCACTTTTTTTCTTAGCAACTGCGTTACCCATATTACTTCCTCCGAATTTGTGCTCTGCTTGAAATGAATGCCCCGAACATATCGAGGTCAACTGGTTTGCCTTCAACGACACGCTCTTTGATGAACGCTTTAAGTGTGGAAGGGTGAACGTGGGTCTTGGTCTTCGGATCAAAGCCACGATCTTGTAGCAGTCCGACAACGTCTCCCGCCACGTTATCCTCGCCCTTACCAAAGGACACAGTTATGTCGTTCTTAATAATGTCGTCAAGGCGGTTGTCGCGAAGCCAGTTAAAAGCCTCCTCTTTCCGCGCAACTGGTATGGACGCAGAGACAATCATCTTGCGCTCAACGGTACACCCGTCAACATCAACGCGCTCGACACCCATCTCATCCATCAATGCAGGTATGTTCTCGACCGAGAGCTTGTGCTTCTCCTGCACTAAAGATTTGATGTGGGCCTCTGCATCTCCGATCTCTTGCTCAACTTTGCGCAAGGATCGAACCAGTTGACTAAGCTGTTTCCCAGTACCAGAATCAATCGAGGCTAGGGCCTCTGATTCGTCGTATAAGTCTTCGAATATATCACTCATAAAGTTTTTCCTCTTCAGGGTTGATTTGTACGAACGCCGTATGCTATCCGTAACGAAGACAATAGTGGAGGTATGTGATGGTTGTCAACTACAAATATAAGCTCCCGCCGTTTAATCACCAGGCAGATGCTTTGGAGTACGGCTGGGACAGGAATGAGTTCGGTCTGTTCATGGAGATGGGCACTGGGAAGTCAAAAGTTTTGATCGATAACATGGGTATGTTGTATCAAACTGGTAGGATTAATTTCGCTTTGGTCATCGCACCCAAGGGCGTGTACCGCAACTGGGTAGCCAAGGAAATCCCCGAGCATATGTCCGACGACATCCCCCATCGCGTCATCCGTTGGGTGTCTGGTCCTAACAAAAAACAAACCGAGGAGATGCGCTCAGTCAAAGATAAATTCAACGGCCTAACTATATTTGTCATGAACGTGGAGTCGTTCTCCTCGATCAAGGGGAAGAATGCTGGGGAGTGGATGTCTCGTGCGCTTGGCAAGAACGGCCTGATCGCAATCGACGAATCAACAACTATCAAGAACCATAAAGCCAAGCGCACTAAAGCTCTAATGAAAATCGCTGCGGGGTTCAAGTATAGAAGACTCTTGACAGGCTCACCTATAACAAAAAGTCCGATGGATATCTATTCGCAGTGCGAGTTCCTCCGCCCTGGGCTGCTAGGTTACGAGTCATACTACGCATTCCAGGGACGATACGCTGTAGTGCAGCGCAAAACCATGGGCCAGGCAGCGTTCCAACAGATCATCGGGTTCAAGAACATCGATGAACTGACTGGCAAGATCGACAGGTTCTCCTTCCGCGTACTAAAGAAAGACTGCCTCGATCTCCCCGACAAAATCTACACCGCTAGATATGTCGGCATGACCGCGGAGCAGTTCAAGATGTACGAGGATGTACGGCGCCACGCTATGGTTCTGCTTGATGATGGCGAAATGGTCACCGCACCTGCCGTGATTACCCAGATGCTCCGGCTACAACAGATCATGTCCGGTCATTTGAAGACCGACGACGATGAGATGATGTACTTCCCATCCAAACGAATGGATGCTCTGACCGAGATCATGAACGAGCATGACGGTAAGGCTATCATCTGGTCACGGTTCCGCTATGACATCAAACAGATTACGCAAATGCTAAACGATAAGTTCGGGGCAGGTTCCGCTGCGGCATACTTCGGGGACACAACCGACGACGACCGCAACAACATCGTCAAGAATTTCCAGAACCCTGATCACCCGCTCCGGTTTTTCGTAGGCAACCCAGCTACCGCTGGCTATGGTCTGACTTTAACCGAGGCAAACCTCGTGGTATACTACGCCAACGACTTCAACCTGGAGACGCGCATTCAATCAGAGGATCGAGCGCATCGAATCGGGCAGAAGAACAACGTAACATACATCGATCTGATCTGCGAGGGCAGCATCGATGAACGCATAGTCAAGGCCCTCCGTACCAAGATCAACATCGGGGCCAAGGTGCTAGGTGAAGAGGCGAGAGAATGGCTAAGTCTAAAACCCACGATGAAATAATCGAAACCATGGTAGACTTTAAGAAAGGATTGAGAACCTTGGACACCGGATCCAGGGTTCTCGCCGAGCAAACTGGGCTTGAGGATGACGTAGCTAGGGCCTTGCTCCGTGGAATGAAGAAGTCACAAACGAATGTTACGCAGATCAGAGGGTACTCAAAAGAAAAAGACTACCAGATCGCAGGGAAAAAAGGCAAATTCAACGAGGCAAAAAAATAGCCCCGACTTTGCAGTGCGAAACCTAGCCAGCCGGGGCAGTTGAGGTAGTCAGATTGAAACAGGCGAATGTTCAATCGAGCAATGATAGTATCCTATCAGGATTCTTGTAGTTCAGCAATAGCTTTGCGTATTAATACCGAAAGCTGTCGCGCCATGGACCTCTGTTCTGACTCCGACAACTTGCGCAGGAGTTCGTGGTCCTCTTTTAACAGTCCAACATTCTGAAACTGTTGCTTATCTTTATCTTTCATCTTTTTACGTGACATAGCTTGTCCTCCATTTGTTTGTTACTTCTAAACTACTGGAGGACAAGTTTCAAGTTAAGATATTTTTATGCAGCGCCAGGGCGTTTGTGACTTCATCTCTTGATAATTAGGCACACAGTGGGCAACGACCTCGTCCCCCTCACGCACGTCCATCCGTTTAACAAGACGGCTACTGAAGAAAACCTCCTCGCCCTGCTCGTTGACACCGAACGCGCTGTCGGTATCTGACCGAGCCTCGATCAAGACAGGCATCTCTTGGAGATTAAATTTCTTCTGGGTTTCGTATTCACTTGTACTCATATTCGTTTTCCTTCTTTTCGTTTTTCTGCGGTAAATTCTCGCAGATCTCTTATTGCAATGTGCAGTTCATTTTTTATCGATGGACGAGCCTGTTGCCTGTACCGCTCGTCCTGTAGTCTATCAACCTGACTGCGCAGATATCTCAGTATCGCTTGGTCCGCAGGGGATAGATCGTTTTTTGTTTTCATTTATTCCTCCTTATTGTTTACACATTTCACAAATGGTTGCAGCTGGTCCCATGATCATGGTCACAGGTTCTCCGCACTCGGTGCAAAGACGATCAACCTTTCCGTCAGTACACTCATAGCAGTTCTCGGTCACGTAATCGTGGAACCCCACGTCAATATTCGGACCCCTTACAATTGGCACAATTGTTTCAACAATCATATCGCCAAAGCAGTCAGGGCATTCATCTTGGATGGGCGTCTCTTGCAACCGAATAAATTCATCTCGCATCCTACCCATCACAACACCAGGGCAAACTTAATATCGCGTAGCACAGTAGCAGCAAGCAAAGGCCGCCGATGATATCGCCCCAGATTCCAAGGCTATCTTCCATCTCACGAAGCATTTCTTTTAGCTTATCCATTCTTCACCTCCTCATTGGCGTGGGCATCCCGCACCAGTTCCAAAATAAATTCCGCCACCGTTTCACAACCGAGTTGCCGGGTCTGTGTAGCCAGCCAATCAACCTGTTCATTTGTGAGATCGTCCAAGACAGTAGATATCGATCCGAGTCTCAAGTAATTTTTGTGATGACGAGCGTGTGAGATTGCCTTTTTAAATATTGGAGGCAATTCGTTTGATTCACGACCACGGCGAAGTGCAGAGTTTACCTTATTGAACTTGAACCCCAGCTTTGCTGAGATTTCTCGGGCAGACAAACCCTCCCTAGAAAGCTGCCATATTTTCAAGGTGTCTGGCTTCCGCGAATATTCCCTCTCTAGCTCCATCACCACCGCTCCCCGAATGCCTTGCGGAACACCTCGTCCAACAAGTCGTTCATCTCATGCTCACTCATCATGCCGCACTTCCAATCTTAGGTACGTGATAGCCCTTCTTAATTCCAAACGCGGGATGCCCTGACCAATACCCTTTAATCCACTGCATCCATTGACCCTTGATAAACTCAACATCTTTCCAATCCTCTTTGGCGTTGCGTCTCCAGTGACCTCGGGTGTAGTGGAGCGGCATGTTAAATGTTCTGGAGTCCCCGTCTCTAGGCTGCACAGGTTCGTCAATGTTCCAACTAATCTTGTGCCACGCTTCCACCGGAACACCTTGCCCTTTATTCGCAGCCTTCCGCTGCTGTCGAGTACCCGCAGGACTTTGAATCACGAACCTTGGATTGTTTATCAAAGAGAACGCGCCGGATATCCCTATGATGCTAGTGGTAAAGTCGTCTATATGACCCTGTGAAAAACCGCTGGGAAACATAAGTCCCCCTCCAATCTTGTAACCTCCGCACATAAATGGAAACGCATACTCACTGACAAACCTTATATCTATAGCCCCGTCTTCCGCCTCGCGGCACAAAAATCCAACACGCCTTTGATCGACACCATCAGGAAGACCCTCGGTCCACTGGGCATCATTCGCAGATGGCTCAGTTGCATAAGCCGAGGTTTTATCAGAAGTAATTCTGTTTTTGGGTTGGAGTTGGTCAAGTACTATAAAACAAAGAGGCGAAGGAAGACGAGATGTCGGATCAAATCTGAGAGGCTCATCCGAACCGTCATACGTCTGATCATAATAGTCGGTTAATATTTCATTGAACTCTTTACCAACGAAGTACATGTCCGCATGTTTCAAATCGTCAAGCACATGGCGAACCATGGTCTCCATCTCAAACTCGTTGTCGATTGATGGCGGCAACTCAATGCCGCTCAGATTCATACGTTGATGACGCGCCCACTCATGTTCAGTAAACTGGTGATCTAACGTCTGGCGTTGTTGAGATATTAAGCTTGTTACAAAATCAACTAAATAATCCTCACTCATCATGCGTCTCCTTTATCTCAACGCTTTGGACACGTCGGTTCAGTGCAAACGCAACGTATGACAAATCCCGTTCCAATTCATACAGCGCGTCGCGCTTCTTTTTGGAGGGGTGGGGCTCTTTATACATACGCTTCCACCAAGTCTTACCCAACTGGTAGTTAGGCAGCTTCACCGTAGCCAGAGCAAACGCCTCTTGAAAAATGGCTTGCACGTCATCGCGCTCAAAGAACGCTTCCGCCTCGGCATGAGCCTCGGCAATTGGTTTCAATTCCCCCATCACGCCACCTCCTCTTTCGGATCCCAGCAATTGTCCTTGCCAAAAATATAGGCGCCCTTGAACATTTCAAACTCGTCCACGTAAGAGGCAGAAATATCAAACCCCAACTCCGTCAAACGATCCCATACAGGAACGGGCGGAGACCACGCAGTCCAGCCTTTGAAAGCAAACTTGCCCTTCGTCTCATCGTCCGAAATCTTAAACGGCTCAGTGATCTCAACCTCGCAGATATCCCATTTGGTTCCCCAGTGTGCAATGCGCCAGTCCATAGGTCCGTCCGGATATTGGTCGATATTAGAGAACGAGGACAACGGTTGCGGCACAACAGCGTCACAGAACCGAGGGTACTTGAGCTCCACGTTGAAAAATAATTCGTGCGCCATGGCCCGCGGACCTTGGACATTCACATCTAAATAACAATGATTAGGCATTAGTTTCTTCCTTCTTCTATGTATGTTTCGATTAAACCTTGCGCGACTTGCGCTGTGATGGCGTTGCCGTAGGCGCGGAGGCGTCCCACTCTGGCGGTAGCCCCATCAACCAACGGGAATGTGCCGGATCTAACTGGCCTCCACTTTCCATCTCGGCATCCGAGCCAGTCAGCATCTCTCCAGAAGCCGTTAGTCTTATCGGCCTTGCCATCTTCGACAACTGTGCTGTCAGATCCAGCGTGTCTGTAGAGATAGTTGTTTTTCTGCCCGATCTTTTGCGTATCCGACCGCCCTGATAACCGCCCTTGTGATCCCGCGTTGTCGGTGTCGGCCACGAACCAAAGCCGTTGCCGGATGTGCGGGGCGCCGAAGCCCGCAGAGCACATATCGAAAGCCCCGAAGGCGTAGTCCTCTCCTTCCATGTCAGCTTGTACAAGGTCGATCCAACCGAGGCCGTCTTTGCTTGCAACCTGTTCGCCAAAGACCGTTGAAGGGCGGCACTCCGCAATGAGGTGGTGCCAGTGAGGCCAGAGGTGCCGCTCGTCAGACATCCCCTTTCTTGTGCCGCTCTGGCTGAAAGGTTGGCAGGGACATGAGCCCGTCCACACAGGCCTGTCATCTTCCCATCCCGCGGAGCGGAGCGCGTGGCTCCAGATTCCAATCCCCGCGAAGAAGTGACACTGAGTAAATTCAAAAAGTTCTTCTGGTCTGACATCAACGATGCTCCTCGTATCGACAACACCGTCCGCGATGTGTCCAGCTTTGATTAAATTGCGTAGCCATTCTGCGGCATACGGATCGATCTCGTTATAATAGGCGCTCATCACTCGCCCCCTTCTCTGTGCCAACACTCTTGCAAGTCAGACTCTTCAGCCTCTTCCCAACGAGCAATGAAATCAACAACCCATGCATTCTGATGCCTGTTAAGCTCACCCTCGTGAATCAACTCCATCGCATCAATACACTTCAAACCTTGAGCCTTGCACC